GAGCTGGATCTGCTTCTCGCGGCCGATCTGGTCGGTGATGCGCTCCCAGGCTTCGGCGATCTTGTCGGCACCCTTATTATCGAAAGCTGTTTAATGTGCATATTCGGCAAGACTCATCGGCAAAAGATGAGTTCTCAACGACCCGTGGTGGGGTGGTTTCCGGTTGGGGTGCTAAAGGTGGTATCACAGGGTATGACGCAGGCCTTCCCAACCTTGAGCGTTTTTCCGGCGCACTCATTATCGATGATATTCACAAACCCGATGAGGTTCACTCCGACGCTATTCGTGAGCAGGTAAAAAATAATTACAAAGAAACGCTTGAGCGACGTTTACGAAGTCCCCGCGTACCCGTCATCTTTATTGGTCAGCGTTTGCACGAGGATGATCTGCCGGGCAATTTGATTGGGACAAAAAAGACAAATTACGAAGGGTTTGATGGGTATAAGTGGAAAAAGGTCATCATCAAGGCCTTGGATGACTGTGAGAATGCTGTCTATCCAGAGATGAACCCGAAAGAGATGCTGCTCAACCTGCGTGATAAGTCCCCTTATGCTTATTCATCACAGTATCAGCAAGACCCACAGCCAGCCGGTGGTGGTATTTTTAAAACTAACTGGTTTATGAAGCTCGATTTAGAGCCTGAAATCATGGCGACCTTTATCACAGCGGATACAGCTGAAACCAATAAAACCTATAACGATGCGACCGTCTTTAGCTTTTTTGGCATTTATCGTATTGAACAGGCAGTGGGGGAGGTATGGGGACTTCATTGGCTGGACTGCCGTGAGCTATGGATTGAGCCAAAAGATTTGGAATCGGAGTTTTTAGATTTCTTTGCCAATTGCGCCCGTTATGCCGTGCCGCCTCAGCTTGCTGCCATTGAGAAAAAATCCACCGGTAGTACATTGCTGAGTCTCTTAAAGGGGTTTCGGGGTTGCCGTATTCTAGAGATTGAGCGTAATAGCACAAGCGGTAATAAGACATCACGCTTTTTAGCGGCACAGCCCATTGTTGCTTCAAGACGAATCACGCTTCCTCGTGATGGGTTACATACTGATCTGTGTATTGAGCACATGAGCAAAATCACAGCAAATGATACGCATGCGCGGGATGATATAGCCGATACGTTAGTAGATGGGATACAATTGGGTCTTGTACAAAAATTGGTATCGGCAACCACACCAATCATGGCGGTACATCAAGATCAGGTTGCGCGTAAGGTAATGGGCAATTTCAATCGCGCCCTTAAAATCAGGAAACGGATTTCGACGCTCTCAGCGATGCGTTGATAAGGATGTTTAAAGCATGGTCGCACAGAAATATGCGTCGCAGTTAAAGCGCATTAAAAAGAACGTTGAAAAAAGTTATTCCTATTTTAAGTACAATAACGATCGGTTCCATCAGTTACGTAAGTTTGTGTTTAAAACACAGCTATCGGATGATGATCTTGATCTCTTGGCCGCTCTCCAAAAGCCTCAAATCGAATTTAATATTTTGAATGCTTACATCAGCCGCTTGTGTGGTGAGTTTTCAAAACAAGAGCCTTCTTTAAGTGTCAGCAGTAATTATGGTGCACCCGTTGATCCAGCGATGATTGAAGTCATTGAGGGTCATACCCGCTCGATTATGACGGATGCTGCCACCGATTCGACTCAGTATGAAAGTTATAAAGACTCTCTGTCTGGTGGTTTTTCTGTCTTTAAAGTCTGGACTGAATATGAAAACGAAAGATCATTCGAGCAAGTCATTCGATTCGGTAGAGCATTTGAACCAACCATGTGTGGCTTTGACCCACTTGCTCGTCAGCCGCATAAAGGCGACGGAAGTTATTGTTATGAGTTTTACCCCTACACCAAAGAAGAGTTTAAAGAAAAATTCCCTAAAGTCGATCTAGAGAAGATCGAATACACACGGGAAATGGCTGATTTCAATTGGGCATACAATAACGAAAAAGAAGATATTCTGGTCGTCTGTGATTATTACGAAAAGAAAAAGACCAAGAAAAAGATATTAAAACTCGCAAATGGTGCGGTTTTAACCGAAGCCGAATATCAAATGCACCTAGAGCGCTGGCAACAAGCTGGTTTTATTGAGCAACCACCTGCTGTGGTGGATGCCAGAATGAGTGATGTGCAATCCATTGTGCGTTATCGCTTAATTGGTGAGCAGGTCATTGATTACATTGAAACTAATTACAAATACCTGCCGCTTGTCTTTGTGGATGGTGATTCCATCATGCTGCGAGAAACCGAAGGCGGTAAGCTCTCACAGTTCACCAAACCTTACATTTATCATGCCATTGGTGCTCAGCGTCTAAAGAACTTTGCCGGTCAAACGCTTGCCAATGAAATTGAAAACATGATTCAGCATAAATTCATGGTGGCGCAGCAAGCTTTACCTGAACAGGAAGATTATCTGGATGCGTATACCAATATCCAGCAGGCCAATGTGCTGGTTTATAATGCATTCGCCAACAATGATCCCAATCAGGGTCTGCCACCCCCAAAAGAAGTGACTAGAACGCCAACGCCACCCGAAGTCACTAATGCATTTTCACTAACCGATCAAAACGTGCAGACTATCTTGGGTTCTTATGATGCTGCCCTTGGTATTAATGACAATGAACTGTCCGGCATTGCGATTGTTGAGGGAGCCACCCAATCAAACTCAGCATCAATGCCATATGTTGTTAATTACATGCACGCACTGAATCAGGTTGCTCAAATCATTATCGATTTGATCCCGAAATATTACTTAACGCCACGCTCTATTCCAACACGTGGTCTGGATGGCAAGAAGGGGTTTGCGCTTATCAATCATCCAAAAGGTATTAATATCTTTTATGATTCATCTGTTTTGAATGTGCGGGTGGAGGCGGGTGTTAACTTTGAGGTGCAAAAGAATCGAGCCCTCATGCAGATTAATGCCATGATGCAAAGCTCACAGATGTTTGCTGCATTCATCAATGAGAACATGGATATCTTGCTCGATAACATGTCATTTAGAAACGTGGATATCGTTAGAAAACGCGCCGAAGAGTGGCGTGAGCAACAGATGAAGGCGCGCCAACAACAGCAGAATCAGCCATCACCTGATCAGATTAAAGCGCAGCTAAAACAGGCTGAACTCGCACAAAAATCTAAGAAAATGGATTTAGATGCGATCATGCAAGAACGTGAATTGGCACTTGAGAATGAGCGCATTCAGGCTGAGAAGTTAGATACGATGGTAAAAGCCGGTGAATCGATGAATGACGTTAGGATTGCTAATCGAAAAGCCGAAGCTGAGATTACAAAGTCTAACCATGACATGCATTTGAAAGTCGCTAAACATTTAGATGATAAAGAACGTAAAGACCGAAAGGAGAAAGAGAATGCCGCTCGTAAAAGGGAAAAAAGCAAAAACACGTAAAGGCTTTTCGAAAAACATCGAAAAAGAGATGGATGCAGGCAAACCACAAAAGCAGGCCGTGGCAATTGCTTATCGAATGGCTGATAAGAGCAAAAAGAAAAAGAAAAGCAAATAACATGGCTTAACCTAACGCCATGAATAAGAACTAAATTTGCTTTTTATGCGGCTGGCGTGAATAATAAAGCTAACGTTCCTAAAGACGGTTAATTTAGGCGGCACTTCCTCTGTCAAGGATGCATCCCGTGAATCGGGTAAAACAGTCAAAAAAAGGTTTCAACGAATGAATGGTGAAGATGTAGCGCCAGATACAAGTGTATCTGATGCAACTAATGCTGCGCCTGACAATAATCAGGCACAAAACGTAAATGTGACAAATGATTCAACTCCTACGCAAACTCAGCAGGAGAAAATGCTTAGCCAGTCCGAAGTTAATCGGATTATTGGCAAAGTAAGAAGTGATGCTGAGCAAAAGGCATATGAGCGTGCGAAAGCAGACGCGAATATGTCGTCTAGTGTGGGTGGCCAGCGCATTCCTACGCAGGATGAAATTCAGCGTATGATTGATGACGCAGCCGAAAGACAGGCGCAACAACGCCAAGTTGATGAGTTAGTCACGAGTTTTACGCAAAAAATTCGGCAAGGATCATCAAAATATGATGACTTTGACCAAGTTGTAAGCGATCTGAATCTCGCGTCTAATCCGCACCTTGTTAGGTGGTCAAACGGATTAGATAACACAGCGGATGTGTTGTACGACTTGGGCAAATATCCTGAAAAGTATGCAAGCATTATGACGCTTGCTGCAAGTGCACCGAATCTTGCGGTTAAAAAGTTACAGGAGCTTTCTAATTCGATTAAGCGGAATGAGGAAGCTAAGTCTGTAAAAAAAGCAGCAGAGCCACTCGATAGTTTGGAACCATCAGTTACCGGAACGGATAATGGTAGCTTGACGGTATCCGATTTACGCAAACTAGACTGGTTGCGCGGATAAAAACGTTGAAGGCCATTATCCATAGAAAACAATATCTATGGAGAGATAATAATGGCTTTGCCAACCAACGTTTTACAAACGGTACAAACCTATCAGGATTCAGGTTTAGCCTATTTGTTAAACTCTTTTTGCTTCATTAACAAAGCAAACAAGAAGTTTAAAGATTTCCAAAATAAAGAAGCCAATTTAGGTGATACCGTTGGCTTCGATTTACCCCCACGTTACACAACAGCTAACTCGCTGATTGCTAGCTTCCAGCCATCCACACAGCGTTTAGATACACTGACTGTCGATAAAGCGGTTAACACAGCTTACGCTTTCTCTGCACAGCAGTTTATCTTTAATGTTCGTGATTACATGGACAAGTTTGGTAAATCCGCTGTGATGGAAATTGGTTCACAGGTTGAAGCGGATGTCGCCGAAGTTGCTAAAACCAGCACCTATCGTTTCTATGGTGATGGCGTGACAGCGATCAATAGCTACAACCAGTTAGCCGAAGCATTAGCTTATTTCCGTAACTTTGGTGCAGCCAAAGACATGGTTCGCGGTATTCTGCCAGATATCGAAGTTCCTGCGATTATCGGTAGTGGTTTAAACCAGTTTGTCATGAGCCGTAATAATGAAATTGCGAACTCTTGGGAACTTGGTCGTTTCAGCATGTGTGATTGGTATCAATCCAATCTGTTACCTATCCATACAGCGGGTACAGACGCACAGGCTCAAACCACACTGACGGTTGTTTCCACCAATGATCCAACCGGTGCGAACGTAACAGCCATCACATTCTCAGGTACAGCATCTGCTTCTGACGCTGATTCTGTTAAAGAAAATGACTTGTTCCAGTTCCAAGACGGTGTAGCTGGTCAGACAGACTTACGTTACTTAACCTTCATTGGTCACAAGCAGTCTGCTAACCCTGTTCAGTTCCGTGCAACAGCTGATGCTGCATCCACAGGTGCTTCACAGGTAACAATCAGCATTGATCCACCGTTGGTTTGGGCAGCAACAGCTAACCAGAATCTGAATGTACAGATTGCTGCTGGTATGCAGGTTGTTGGTGTGCCATCTCACCGTGCGGGTCTTATCTACTCAGGCGATGCATTGTTCTTAGCAATGCCAAGACTGCCAGAAGAAATTCCATTCCCAACAGCTAACAAAGCTGATCCGGATTCTGGTTGCTCAATGCGTATGTACTACGGTTCTCTCTTTGGTCAAAACCAACGTGGTTTTGTTCATGACGTTATTTGGGGTAAGAGACTGGTTCCAGAATACGCTATGCGTCTTTGCTTCCCACTGTAATCTGTCTGCGCCCCGTTGCTTAAGCGGGGCGCTTAATTAATCAAAGGAATGACTAAACATGGCAAATGAGCAAATTGTTAACCAACCAAACCTCTATGTAGATGGTTTGAACTTGGCAGTCGCTAGTGATTCAACGCTGACTATTGCAGCGGGTGCGGCACGTGATGACAGCAATACAGCTGACATCGTGGTTGATTCAGCATTAACACTGGATGGTGCAGTGGTTGGTGTTAATGGTATTGATACCGGTGTCATCGGTAACAACAAACTTTATTACGTCTATGTGATTGATGATAGTCGTGGTTTTAATGCAGCAGCTGGTCTTTTCTCCCTGTCCAGTTCCCCCATTATGCCATCTGGCTATGACATCAAGCGTTTAGTTGGTTATGCACATTCTGATGGTACAGCTGATTTCTTAGCTGGTTATTGGTATGGCGATCGCAACGAACGTATGTGGAAATACGATGCACCACAGGCAACAGCGGTTACAGCTGGTAATGCGACCACCTACACAGCCGTTGATTTATCAACATTAGGCCTTGTCCCGCCTGTTGAAAATCTACCTGTGATGGTTGCGTATGCTTACACACCTGCATCTGCTGGTAACGATCTCAACTTAACACCGGGTAATGCGACAGGAAATGCCGTGACCATCAATGGTCAGGTTTCTGCTGTTATTATCAGTGGTAATGTTGAGGTGATGTCTAAAGTAACTTCAAGTGTTGCTGAAATCGATTACAAGGTTGGTAACGGTTCAGACGCAGTAGCGCTTAATGTTGCTGGTTATCGTTTATCACTATAAGGAATAGTGAATGGCATATACAGCTCGCACGCTGATAGATAATGCCTATTACACATCCGGTGTTGTCTCCCGTCGCTTAGAAATTGTGACGGGGGATCAACTCTCTGATGGGTTGGTGCTATTGAATGAATTGCTTGATATCAAAGCAATGCATACGGCGCTTATTCCGTATTGGACATACTCAACCTTTAATACCGTCATTGGTCAGGAAGAGTATTTCATTGATGACCTGCTGGAAATTGAATACCTCACATTTAACATTGGGGATGTTCGTTATTCCATGCTGGATAAAACCCGTCGGCAGTATTTTGCATCGGGTCGTGTGGATAATGTCACGTCGCTGCCATTTGATTGGCGTTTGGAAAGAGAGAAAGGCGGCTCACGTATTTACATGTATTTTCTGCCAGCAGCAGAATACGTGGTTAAGTATCATGGCAAATTCGGGTTAACCGATGTTAATTATGATACGGATTTATCCGCTGTTTATGATGGTTTTTACATTTCATATTTACGTTATGCATTGGCCGCATTTATTGCTGATGAAAACGATATTGAGATGCCTCAAGGTAAAAAAGATCGTTTAAGAGCACTCGAAAAACAACTTATCTCAGTATCACCCCCTGATTTATCAATGCAAAAGATGTCTACATTGCGTAAACGTCGAGGTCTTAATTGGGCTGACGTTAATATCGGTCTTGGCTGGCGACCACGTTAATAAGAGAGCAGCATGAGCAAACCGGGCAATAAGGTATGGCAACCGATACCGCTTGAGATTGTGGGCGGTACAAAATTCGGTCGTTATCCTAAAATATCACAAGAACAGACTTGGAACTTGATCATTTCCGATCAATGGATGGTGCCATTTGCTGGTTACGAGCAGCGTCGCAGTATTGATGATGATGGTCAGGGCAGAAGTATTTTTGGTGATAATAAAACCGGTAAGATGTTTGTTGTCGTCAATGATTCAGTCTATTACTTTGATACGGCTTTATCTCGTGTCTTTATTGGCACACTTGAAACGACCACGGGTGATGTCTTTATCTCAGCCAATAACGTCGGTCAGGTAGCCATCTCAGATAAAAAAGACATCTGGATTTATAATGATGCTGTTACCCCACCGACTTTCACCAAAGCCTTAACGAGTGGTTTACCGCTCGATTTTCGTCCGGGCTTTATCACGTATCAAAATGGTCGGTTTTTAGTTGCTGATTTAAACAGTAACGACTGGCGTTTATCTGAGATTGGGAATGGGGCTAACTTTCCAAATGATGCACAGCACGTTGGTAAGATTGAAACCAAAAACACTAATGCGCAGGCAGTTGTCAGGGTACCCGGCAAAGGGAATGAAGTTTTAGTCTTTGGTAGCATTGTGGCCGAACCGTGGTTTGATGTTGGTGCACAATTATTTCCGTATCAGCGTAGCACTAACTCTAATATTGATTACGGGTGTATCAATCCGGCAACCATTGCTGAGAGTGATAGTTTTGTGGTCTGGCTTGGGTTTAATGAAAAATCTGGTGCTACCATCATGATGACGGATGGGGCTGAGACTAAACAGATTTCAAATGATGGGATTAACTTCCGGCTCGCCAATTTGACTGATCCATCCAATTCCTTTGGGTTTATCTTTAGGCAGGATGGTCATGTCCTTTATGTGCTAACCTTTCCCGATGATGATGTTAGCTATTTGTATGATTTTAATACGGGCATGTTTTTTACTGTGTCCGATCCTTATATGGGTCGTCATATTGCAAAACGTGTCACCTTTTTTAATGGCAAATATTACTTTGTTAGTTTTATTGACGGTAATCTCTATGAATTGAGCAGTGATATTTTAACTGCTGATGGCCAAGAGATACCCCGTATTCGCATTTGCCCCCCGATTCGACTTCCTGATCAATCACGTTTTGTCATTGCAGCGCTTGGTTTTACGGTTGAGCAAGGCCACATCCCATTTGATTATCGCAATACCGAATTTATTTGGGCGACCGAAGATTACAGTGAGATTGTGACCGAAGATTACGTCTTTGGATGGGGCTCTGGTGAAGATTTTAGAGACTTTGTACCCGTAATTGATCTGACTCTTTCCAAGGATGGGGGTGTTTCATTCGGTAGCGCTTATCGCAAAGAGTTTCACCCGATCGGGCAAGAACAGAATAAATTAATTTGGCGACAACTTGGTTCAGGTAATGACGTTACCCCACAGCTTCGTTTTTGGGCAAAAGCTCGATTTGTTGCCACCAATGGATTAGTTGAGATTTACCAATGACGGCAAGCAGAAATACGATACCAAATGTACCGACTGGCAAAATCGTAAACAGTGATGGCACGATGACAGCTGAGTTCTTGTCATTTTTAATGCAGCTTAATTTATACATGCAGACTAATTTGAGCAATGAGGGGTTAGTAGCACCCCCGCTTTCATCTGCTGATATTGCCTTACTGACGGATGCACTGGATGGTACGATAGTCTACAACTCAACGACGGATAAGTTGATGGGTAAAGAGGGTGGCACCTTTACCAATTTAATCTAAGGATAGATATGGCTGATACAACGACAGGCTCTAACAACTGGCAAAATTTTGGCATGAATGCCACCGGTGCTGGCATGATTGGTTCCGGCTTAATGAATATGTTTGGCGGTGGCAATAAAAACCCTGCCGATGCTGCCATGCCTTATCTGCAACAAATCCCCGGCCAAGCCAAACCTTATTACGATCCCTACATTCAGGCAGGAACCGGTGCGCTTCCTGAGTGGCAGAAGCAGTTGCAGTCTTTATTGAATGACCCCGGTGCGTTGTTGAATCGCCTTGGACAAGGATACCAAGCCTCACCCGGTTATCAGTGGCAATTGAATCAGGGTGAAAACGCTATCGGCAACGCCATGGCTGCTGGTGGAATGGCTGGTAGTCCCGAACACGGCCAACGCGCCGGTCAGTTAGCTGAAAATCTAGCAAACCAAGATTACTACAATTACTTGGATAAGGTGCTAGGTTTATACGGAAGTGGTTTATCTGGTGAGCAAAATTTACAGAAGCAGGGTTTTGATGCATCCAGTCAGTTTGCGAATTTACTAGCCAATGCATTAGCTGGTCAGGGTGAGTATGCTTATGGGGGTGTTGCTGGTGAAAATCAGGCGAAATCCCAAGGAATGAACAACTTGTTTGGTGGCTTGGGTGCCATTGCTGGCATTGCAGGCTTACTCTAAGGATAGAATATGGCTTTTACACGACCAACATTGCCATTTAAGTTAACCGCCGAAGATATGGGTGTCGGTAATTTACCGAAAGCTGCCACTCAAGGTGCATCCTATGTTGATGAGCTAATCAAATCTCGTCTTGGAAATTTGCAGGCACAAAAAGCAAAGATTCAGCTCCCCTATGCAGAAGATGAAATCAAAAGTCAGATTGCGATTCGTAATGCGCAAGCTTATCTCGATACGCTTCAAGGTCACAAATTAAACCAAATGCTTGGAATGCTTGGTGGCGGCATGGGTGGTGACATGAGCGGTGGAATGGGTGGTGGCGGTGGTAGTCCATCCGCTCAGCCCGGCAACTGGCAAAGCTCTTACATGGGTGGCGGTGCTGATGCTGGTACTGATGCTGGTGCAAGTGCAGACAGTGGTTATGATCAGCAAACATATGACCAATCATCCTCTGATGATAGTGATGATTCATCCCCTATTCCAAATGTTAATAATAATGATATTTCGCCGGGGATAGCTGGTCAGTCTTATTATGGCGTAAGAATGCCCATGCCAACTCAACAGCAGATGGCGCAAAAGGCATTTGGTTTTCCTGATACGTATACAGCGAGTGCTGATTTAGCCAAGGAACAGCAAAAAAATCAAATAGATGCATTTAATGCGTTATCGGATGAAACAAATAAAAGCTTAACAACCGGACGTGATGCATTAGATAAATTTAATCAATTCAGTAACTCAATGAAAGGTGTATGGGCTAAAGGGCAGACCCTTGGTCACATACCCGGCGTTTTTAGCTCAAACCAACGTGATACAGCAGCTAAACAAGCGGCACAGATGAGCACTGGTGGTATTGAGTTATTTAAAAATGCGATGGGTAATGCACGTTTTTCGCAGATGGAAGCGAAATACAGTATTGATAATTTATCACCCAATTTAACTTGGAGTAGTCAGGCTATCCGTGAGTATGGCCAAAAGTTAAATGCTGCCACTGAGCGTATGGATGAAATTAATACGATTGTTAACTTCTATAAAAATAATCCGCAGCTTGGTGTAAACGCTCAAGCGGCTAAAACATTAGTTAATAGTTACATTAATCAATTT